GGCGGGGCGCTGTCGTCTACCCCGCGTGGCGGGGACAAGTCGACCCTGCGTCCGCACCCACCGAGTGCTTAGCGACGGATCACCCCCGCGTGGGCGGGGCGTGCGTGACCGATAGCGCGGCGTGCGGTTCGGTGTCCACGCTCGCACCGAAACCAACGACGGGTGCGCCGGCGCACCCGTCGTTGGGACCGGATCATTCGTGCGCCACCGCGGTCATCGCCACGACGACCGCGGTGGCGTCATCCCGGTAGCCCCGGTGATCCGGCCTCGCGGTGGCGACCAGTGCGTCCGCCAGGCTCTGCGGAACGGCGGCGTGGGCCACGACCAGCTCGAGCATGGTGTCCTGGTCGAGCTGGTCGTGGACCCCGTCGGAGGTGAGCAGGACCAGCTGGCCGACGCCCAGCGTCGTGCTGTCGACGTCGAGCCCGCTCACCTCGGCGACGGTGGCGGGGGTGGCACCGCTGATACCCAGGCGCAGCCAGTGGTCGTGGGTGGCGGCGACCCGGGCGGCGGACTCACCGCCGGAGACGCGCAGGAGTTGGCCCATGGTGTGGTCGGTGGTGAGCTGACGCAGTTCGGCACCGGTCCACCACCAGGCGCGGCAGTCGCCGATCCAGTGGGTGTGGACCCCGCCGTCGGGATCCACCCGGACCGTGACGGCAGCGGCGTCGTGGGCCTCGTGGATCAGGTCGGAGGCGGTGATGAGAGCGGCGAGACCGCCGCGCCGGTACCCGACGCGGGCGACGACGATCGCCATCGCGTCGGCCAGCTCGGCCAGCTCGGCTGAGTTGCCGGTGCCGTCGATGACCGCCGCGACGACGGTGCCGTCGTCGCCTCGGTAGGCGTGGCCGGCGTCCGCGTTGTGGTCGCGGGTGCCCCGGCGGGACGCGACACCGACGACGCTGATCATCGCCTCACCTCCCAGTCGGCGAGCCCGGTCCTCTTGGCCTCGGGCCGTCCTAGCTGTCATAACGACCGCGTAGGCCGTCCCACGAAGTTGGGTCGACGTACACCGGCCCGCCTTCACGGGGGCAAAGGCGGGCCAGCGGACCCCAGGGTAGACGGACGGTACGACACCCAGAGCTGCGTTGGATTTGGGCTACGGACACGCTTGTCTCCGCTCCGCCGTCACCTGCACCCGCCACCCATCGACACGATCCCCTGAGTCGTGTAGGCGACAGCGATACTGGCCGGTCGTGCGGGTCCACGGCACGTACCGCATGGTCGAGACTGCCACGATGCGCCTACACCACGCCATACCCGGAGCTACCTCTCCGTCAAGTCGTCCCTGGGGCTGTCGTTGCGAGCGCGGACCCAGGGGCGCACCTGTTTCTAGGGGGTGTCGGTCTGGCCCTCGGCGGAGGCTGCCGCCTTTCGCGCCTTGCGGGTGAGGTCATAGACGACCTGCGCCGACGTATCGATGTCTACGGCGACCTGCGCCGGCTTGCGTCCGGCGTCTAACTCGCGTTGAAGCCGTTGGCCGCGTCGTAGCCCCCAGTACTGCATCTGGTCGCGGTGGTGGGCGATCTTCTTTTGGATCAGACGGTCAGCCTCCTTAACGGGGAGGGCGTCGTAGTCGGGTTCCTTCATGAGATCAAAGAGTACCGGTTAAAGGGCTCCCTTGACAACCTGTCGGGCTACCCTTTAAAGTCAAGGCACAAGGTAATACGGCGTCGCGAAGTGCTCGCAACATTGACGCCCCGGTCTGCGCTAGAAGAACAGGGAGAAACCCATGACCACACACGTTGCCTGCATTGGCACGGCTCGGGATGTTGTCCCGGGTGAGTACTGTGACCTAAACATTACTGAAGCCGTGATCGGCGGATATCGCCTCAACGGCGATGGCGACGAAATCCCCGAGTACATGGGGGGCGACAAAACCGTGTACACGGCCGAGCTGGCCACCCGTGTTGACGATGAGGAAGGGAGGATAGGGGTGGCCGATGAGGCCGACGAGGCGCTTAAGAACGCGGGATGGGTTCGCGAAGGAGAATGGGAGACCAGCGAAAACGCGCTGTACGCCCCGGTGCGTGCTAGCTGAGTCTGGCCTAGAGCGCGTAGCAGGACTGACCATAGCGTAACTAAGCCCCGGGCCATCAGCCCGGGGCTTAGTTACGCTATAACCCCCACATGCGTGGGGAAGTGTCTCCATAGGAGACTGCGATCCGGCCAACGACCGTGACACCCCCACATTCGTGGGGAACCCCGCGTAGGCGGGGACAATAATCCGTGATGCCCGCACCGAGTGCTTAGCGACGGATCACCCCCGCGTGGGCGGGGACATCTACCACCATACCATGTGCCGGTTCGGCGCTCAATAGGGAGACGCGCGGAGCCAGCGTACCTCGGTGTGGACCCAGCGGCACCGCATCGACGATCCTACCCGGGCGTGTGCTGGGTGGTGGCATCGGTGATCCGCTGTCGTGCAATCTGGGCGTAGTGGGCGCTGGCCTCGATACCGACGAACGGGTGGCCGGCGTCGACGGCGGCAACGCCGGTGGAGCCGGAGCCGGCGAACGGATCGAGGATCGTGCCGCCGGGCGGGCATACCCTGACCAGGTCGGCGAGCAGGCTGACGGGTTTCTGGGTGATGTGCTGCCTGCCCTTGCCGCGGGGCTGGCTGGCGCTGTAGAGGCCGGGCAGGTAGACGGGGTTGCGGGTGGCGTCGATCGGCCCGTGCGAGCCCCACAGCAGGAACTCACAGTCGGCCTTGAACCCGCCGACACGCGGGCGGGAGATGGGTTTGTGCCAGCAGATGATGCCGCGCCACAGCCAGCCGCCGGCCTGTAGGGCGTCGCTGGTGGCCGGCAACTGCCGCCAGTCGGTGAACACGAGCAGTGATGCGCCGGGCCTCGAGACGCGGAGGCAGTCGGCGAGGATCAGCGACAGCCAGGCGGTGTAGGAGCGCTGGTCGCGGTTGTCGCCGACGAAATCCCGCAGCTGATGGGCGGCGTCGCCGGATACGTATTTGCCGCGGGCGGTGTCCTTGGTCCGGTCAGATTGGGTACGGCCGCCGGAGTTGTATGGCGGGTCGGTCAGCACGAGATCGACGCTCGCGGCGGACAGGGTGGGCAGGATCGTCAGGGCGTCACCGTGGTGCACAGTCCAGGCAGTCATCAGCTCTCCCGCGTCAACCGAGGGGTATCTGAAGGGTGTCCGCCGGGTGGTGGTGCCCCCGAGTCACCACCACCGGCGGGTATGGCTGGTTCGGCAGGGCTACTGCTGCCGGGGCGCCGGCGCCTCGTACGTGGGCGCGGCCGGCGTGCCGAGGAGGACGCCCAGCCATGGCCACCGTGCCTCGGCCATCCGGACGAGGGCGTAGTAGCCGGCCATCGCCAACGCGACCACACCAGCCGTGAGGGCGGTGGACGAGTCGCCGTCGAGGACAACGCCCGCCGTCGAGGCCAGCCAGGCGAGCAGGGCGCCGACGGCGGCGGGGACGGCGGTGCGGATGAGTGAGATCAGGTAGTCGTGGGTCATTGAGTCTCCTCGTTCGGATAGGACCACTGGCCGCGGCCTTGGCCGTAGGGCACCGCGTACTCGCGGTATGTCTGGCCGAGCCCGAGGACGAGCAGGTCCACGGTGTGGTCGTCGGGCAGCTCGGCGACGAAGCCGTCCGGGCGGGCGGCTGTCTCGTGGGTCACGGTGGGGTCGCTGGCGCTGGCCACGGTGCGAGGCGTCGGCCCCCACCGCTCGATCACGGCGGGCACCGTCGTGTCGCGGGTGCGGATCACGATGGCGGGCGATACCACGTCACCGCCCGGCCCGTTGTCGATCTTCGATTTGTAGTGGACGATGCGGCCGATGGTGGGCTGCACGGTGCCTCCTGGTTAGGGTCGGGGGATGGATGTGCCGTCACTGCCGCAGCCGCAGCGGCTGCTCCTGGCCGAGCTGTCCGGCGTGGCCCGCCGGCACGGCACCGGCGATCGACGGGACGTGTCCCGTGAGGTGGCGGTCGCCGCGGTGCGGGCGGTCACCGACGATCCCGTGCTGCTGGGTATCCAGGCCGGGGTGGCGCTGGTCGACCCACACGGCATCAACCGACCAATCGTGGAGCTGCTCCAGGCGGCTGGCGCCGACATGACCCTCGCCGAGCAGCACGCGGCAGAGATGCGCGAGCGGCTCAGCCGCGTGCTGTAGCACGGAGTCAGCGCCCGGCCTGGTCGGCACCGGTGGCCTGGGCGATCCGGTCCACCTGGTCCTTGATCGAGCTGCCGCCGTTGGGGCGCAGTTCCTCGAGGGCGTCCAGGCGGCCCTCGATGCGGACCACCCGGTCCATCAACCCGGGGCGCCCCTTGGAGAGGCCGGGCCGGGGTGGCTCGCCGAGCAGGTCGTCCGCGAGCCTGGCCAGTTTACGGCTGGTGGCCAGCGTGCCGCGGACAGCGCGGCGAAGTACCTCGGCAGCGGTGCCGACGGCGGCGATTAAGAGCAGCGTCTCCACCGTGGATCTCCCAGGGTTATCGGATTGGGTTGCGGTATGCGGCGTCCCACGTCTTACGGCCCAGCAGCCCATCCCGGGTGAGGCCCTGGTCCGCCTGGAACGCCTTGATCAGCTCCCGGTACTCCGGCCCGTACAGGCCATCGGCGCCGGCCGTGCGCAGGTAGCGGCGACCCTTCCCGGCGGGCCAGCCCCGGCGGGTCAGCTGTTTGGTCCAGGCGGCCAGCCACTGCCGGTCGGCCTTGCCCCGGAAGCGGCGCCGGTAGTAGCCGGACACGGATCGGTTACCACGCTCGCGTGGTCCGAAGTAGTGCCCGGTCGGGAGCGGGAACGCCACCGCAGGCTCGGGGGCCGGCCGTGGCGGCGCTGGTGCCGGCTTGCCGAGCTGGTCGAGTCGCCAGTCGGTCCCTCGTACCGTGTCGGCGGCCTGGGTGAACTCCGACGTCACATGGCAGTGCCCGGTGTGCCGGTTCGACCCGGTGTAGGCGTGCGTGGCGAACTGGTGCCGGCGGTGCCAGATGCGGCCGTTGAAGATGATGTACCGCACCCACCACAGCACGCCGGCGCGAGCCAGTGTCACCCACAGCTGCACGACCTGTTCCATCGTGACCCCGTGCGGGTCGCGTAGGTCGGCGTCGAAGTCCCGGGCCCGCACCTCATTGAACTCGTCGCCGTCCCGGTATTCCGGCAGGCCGGTGAGGTCCGGGTTGTGCGACGACGGGTAGCGCTGGTGGGCAGTGTCGCCGATCGACCCGTCCGACCTGGTGTCCCGGCCGGGGAACCGCTCGTTCAGCTGATCGCGGGCCTCATCCAGATTCGGTACCACGGTCCACGCCATCGATGTTCACCTCCACTGCGGGCCAGTCAGTCTGGGCGGGGTCGTCCCAGGGGTCCGGGATCTGCTCGCCGATATGCTGCTCCGGGCTTTCGTCCGGCACTGGGTGTGGAATGGCAGTCATTACTCACCTTCAGTTGATGTAAGTTGCGGCGAGGCGCAGCTTTGTGTTTGCCGCGATATCGCCACCCGCGGCGTGCGCGAAAATAGTTCCATTCGAAGCATTAATGCGGCCCGTTACCGTGTATAAGCCGTTATCGCCGGCCCACATGGCGGGCTGGCCGGTCGGCCACCACCCTGCCGGCAGGGTGCCCAGCAGCTTGTCCGGCAGGTTTCCCGATGCGTCGAGGTTGGCCGTCACATCGAATTGCACGTATAGCTTAAGTGCGCATACTCCAGCCGTGCGCCGAAGCTCGAAACTCAACAGGGTTAAATCAGTGCCGACGGTAAACCCTGTCGTTGTCTCTTCGTAATACCGGCCGTTTAGTCGGGGTGGCGTAAGCCAGTTCCCAGACGCGATTAGCTCCGGCATTCCTTTCCTCTCCCGTTAGAGCGGTGCGATGGCCGGGTCCCATACCTGCACCTCCGTGCCGTCCGGCCAGGAGCGGCTGACCCCGTTGACGGCGCGGGCGGACAGGGTCACGGTCTGCGTGAGCCCGGTGCCGGTGATCCCGGTCGCAGTCACGCGTTCACCCCCGATGTGTAGGTCCATGGGGAAATCCGCGGGGTCCGTCGTCCAGGCGCCGTTTTCGGCGGTCGAGGTCAGAGTCAGCATCAGCGCGGACTCGGACACGGCCGCGATGGTGGAGCCGTCCGCCGGGGCGCGCTGCGGGCCGTCAGCCACGGCCGTCGTGTACGGGCCTGCGGGCACGCACACCAGTCGCAGATCCCAGACGTACTGGGTGATGGTTTCGGTGTACCCCTCGGCGTGCTGGTCGATGCCGTCCGGTGGCAGCCACACAGGCGAAGATCCGATCGTCAGCCGGTCCCCTACGTCCACCGCGGCGGCTGCCGTGATCAGCGCGGGTTTGCCCGCGTGGTCGAGCGCGGCAAGGTCAAGGCGGACGGTGGGGTAACGGGTCTCATCCCATGTGCCTAGGTGGGTGCGCCATGACGCCTGGTCACGTAGCTGGGAGTCGGCCGGGACGTGGACAGTCACTTGGTGGTCGTATCGGCCGACACCATCTGGCGGTGCTGCCGTGGACAGTGGACCCGACGTCACCTCATACCGGTACGCCGACCCGCCGGACCGCGAGGCAGTAACGTCGTTACGGACGTGCCGGTCGTCGTCGACGGGCTCCAGCGGCGGCGACACCTCACCGTCCGCGCCGTAGGTGAGGGCGAGGGTGACGGGCTGGTTGTATCGGGACCTTACGGTTCGATAGGCCAGCCCCAGCACTGCACGCGGCTCGTAGAGGATGCCCTGGTCAACGTCCTCACACTGGCGCAACAGGGTCAGCAGGGTGCCTGTGGGTTGCGGGCCCATCGTCACGGTGTCGTCAGGGTCACCCACGACATGACAGGTGATGCCCTCCTCGTGACACAGCCGCTCGATCCGGCGGCCGGCTGTCTCGTCGATGTGTCCCTTGACGGCTGGAGCGACGGTCGTCCAGGTGGCCGTGGATGGGGCCGCCCGCCACACACCGATGTGACCGAGCGCGGCCGTACCATCCGCCCGCGGGCCGATGTGGAGACGGTGCGGCACGCCCGGCGCTCCGGTCGTGGTGGTGGAACTCCGGAGGGCACCGTCGATCCGCAGTGTGTAGGTGACGGTTCCGCCGCCGGCGTCGGCCGCCCCCACCTCAAGCCAGTGTGGCTCACCATCACCGTAGTCGGTGAAATCGGTAAGAATATAGGTGAAGCTAGATGAGTCATGTCCGTAGGCCACGGCTGCCACAAACAACTCCGACGACAGCTCTATCCGCAGCTCGTCGTAGTCGCCACCGGTCATCGTGAGCGTCAGCACATCCCAGCCCGCGCCTGCGCTAACCTGCACCAGGCACCGGATAGCCCAATCGTCGCCGTCCGTGACACCGGTGACCGGGCCAGCCAGACCACCGGTCTCCCTCGACCAGTCCGGCAGCGACGACGAACCGGGCGACGCAACGGACGCCCAGGCGATCTCACCGGCAGCGGTTAGCGGAGTTCCGCCGACTAGCCCGGACGCGGCCTGGGTGGAGCCGGAGCCATCCTCGATCGGCCAGTACGCGACCGGAGCCGTCTCGGTGATTGCTCGCCGCATCGGCGACTTGAGCGGCGAGGCTCCCTGATCAAGGCGGCGCAAGATCCCCGCGCCGCTTACCGGCACCCACACATCGGTGCCGGTAACGTCCCACTGTGGCGGCCATGCCGGTACCTCCACCGTGGCCCGAATGTCCCAGTCGTTGACCCCGCTGAGTACGTACACAGCGGCGTGGTTGTCGGCGGCCGTGGCCGCGGCCGTACCGGCGAGGATCACTGTCTGCGCGCCGGTCGTCGCCACTCGCCGCGCCCACATCCGGACCTGTAGAGACGAGCTGGCGGTGATGTGCGAGTCGGCGAGGAGGATCCAGCCGCCGCCGTCGCCGTACGGGGCATCCGGCATCTGCGTGCCGGATGCCCAGCACTGCACGGCAACCAGCCACCAGCCGGCCTGCGTCCCCGACCCGGTGGTCAGGGTGACATTCGCCAGCGTGTCACTGATGCCCGACAGGGTCTGCTCGACCGCAATCGCCACACCGTGCACAACGGTGGACGCCGCCACGTGACTGTGAGACGCGCTGGCGGTCGCGCTGCGGACACCGGTCGCCCCGGACAACACCGCTTCATAGGCGGTGGCCATGGTGGCATAGGTGCCGTCAGTCTCCGCCGGCCCCGCCATCATGCTCACCGGCAGCGTGTAGTCGATCGGCGCCCCGGCTACCCACGCGCAGATCAGCAGCCCGTCCGTTGTAGCGGTGACCGTGGGCGCATCGTGTGATGTGGACGGCACCGAGGTGCCGCCGGCGGCACCCAGGTGCGGCCTACCGCGGTACACCCGGGCCTGGGTGTTGCGCCCTAACAGCCCGTAGTACGGGCCGGTCGGGTTCCGCGGGCTGTAGGCGCCGGTGGTGGCGCGGATCGGCATCGATACCGACGTCGGCACCGACTCAGAGCCCTCCGACATCCGCCCACGGCTGATCACAACCTGACCGTGGCCGGTCAGGACATCACTGGTGATGTCCATCCACCCGCCCACATCAAGCTCCACCGTCACATCCAGTTCAGCGGGAAACGCCACTAGCACTCCTCCCGTCAGGCCGGCCGTATCCGGCCCTGATCAACCGCGAGCCGCAGCGCTCCGGTCCGGATCAGGCCGAGAAACATGTCGGCGAACGCCCGCTCCATGGGTGCTCCGGCCCCCGCCTCGACGCGAATGGTGAGGCCTCCGCTGGCGGGGGAACTGCCGACCGTCGCCGGCGGCGCCGATGGGGCCGAACGGCTGCCGGTGTCACCGCGGATCGCTGCCCGTAGCCGCTCCAGGCCGGCCGCGCCGCCGACCTTGTCGACCTCCTGCGAGGTCAGCACACCCTCACCCGGGGCCAGCACGGCGGGCACCGAGTCGACGCCTTTCGCACCGGCGCCTCGCACGTAGCCGCCGGCCGAGAACTCGCGGACGCCGCCGCGGGTGGTGTGCCGCTCGGCGATGATCCGCTGCCTGACCGTCGAGGTCTTGTCGAGGTTGACGCTGGCCAGCCACCGTTTGTAGGCGGCTACTGCGGTGCGGGCGCCGGAGGCGTCGACTGACACCGTCCGGTCAACGTTCGGGATCCGGAACAACTGCGTGGCGAGGGCGTGCGCCTCGCGGCTCTCCACGCCCATCGCGTCGGCCGCGCGGAGGAAGTCCGCACGGGCCTGCTCAACGATCGCCGCCGCCCGCTGATGGTCGCCGGTGGTCTCCCGGATAGCCGCGGCGTTGTCGTTCGCGGCCCGCGCAGCGTCGAGCAACGCCCGCCGGTTCCGCTCCCCGGCCTCCGTGTGGGGGTCGATACCCGCGCCCTTGCCGTCCTTGGCCGCCTCGGTAAGGCGGCGCAGGGCTGAGGCCATCCGAATGTTGGCCTCTTCGGAGGCGTACACGCGGCCCAGGGATTCGTCGAGGGCCTGCGCGAACGATTTGACCTCGGCGGTAGCGTCACCGGCGGCGTCCTCGACCTTGCGTAGGCCACCGGCTACCTGTTCACCGCCGGCCTGCCCGGCCTCGCCGGTGTCCTCGAGGGCGTCCTTGAGCTCGGTGATCCGCTTGCGGCCTTCAGTGATTTTCGGGCCGGCGCCGGGCAGCCACCCCCACAGCGTGTCGGCCATCGCCGCGCCGGCCGCGCCGATGTCCAGCGTCCGCCGGTACACCCAGCCCAGCGCGTCGACCAAGCCACCCACGGTGTAGACGCCGGTCTCCATCATCTGGAAGAGGAACCGCAGCGCTGAGGCGCCCTCGTCGGCGTTGTCGGCGAAGGTGCCGAACAGGTCGCCGAGTGCCCTGCCTAGCCGTGGTAGCCCGTCGGAGATCTCCCGGATCGCCGGCCCGGCGGCCTCGATACCGTCGCGTAGCGCCGGACCCAGCTCGCGGGCCAGGCCGGCCACGCCACGGGCGAGGGGCTCCACATGGCGCGAGGCCGCCCGGAACGCGCCATCCACATCCCCGGTGATGCTGGTCCACGCGTCGGAGATGATTTCGATACCCCGCACCGCGGGCTCCACGAACTGACCGGCCTCCAGACTTCCGAGAACTGACCGGCCGAGCGCCTTGCCGGCGGCCTGCACCCGGGAGTCCTTACTGGCCAGCACCAGACCGCCGAGCACACCCACACCGGCGGTTCCGCCGAGCACCGCACCACCGACAGCCGCACCGAGCGCAGGCACAACCGACGCGGCGAGTACCCCGCCGATCGCCGCCCCGGCCGGCCCCAGCGGCGCATGAGCCAGGATCGGCCCGATCCGGGCCACCATCGACACCGCGAACCCGCGGCCGGCCTCCTCGCCCTGCCGCACGGCGTCGTTGATGATGTCGCGGTTGCGCACCAGCCGACGCAGCTCCGTTTGCTGCTTACGCATCGTCTTCGTCAGGTCGATGCGCTGAGCCACATCATCGGTGCGGGCGAACTGCGCGGCCAGGCCCTTCAGCGCGACCTCGGTTTGCTCGATCTCCCGGTCGAGGCGGTCGGCGTCACGAGCGGTGGCCTGCATTCCGTCGCCGAGCTTGCCGACGCCGTCAGCGGCCCTTTTCGCCGCACCGGAGACGGTTTCCCGCCCCAGCAGATTGATCAGGATGTCGCGGACGTCTGCCATCACGACCTCCCTCGCAGACCAGGGTGTTGGGCCATCAACGCCGTCCGTTCGTCGGCGGGCTCAGGCGCGATGGCGGTGAGGTGGGCGTTGATCTCCCGCGCCGTCATCTCGCGCTGCGCCGCCGGGTGCAGCGCCACGAAGTGCCGGGACAGGATCGGCCCGACCTCGTCGAGCAGGGCGGCTAGGCCCCCTCGCTCTGCGGCGAGGACGAGGAGGCCCCACCCGGGGGGACCTCGTCGTCCTCCAGCCGTTCGAGGTTCATCAGGTACACCAGCGGCTCATACGACTCGTACGCCTCGGTGACCCCGCCGAGACGGCGGGCCACCCACGTGGCCGCCAGAAGCGCCGTGGTGTACCGGGGGTCGGTCGGCCTGTCGAGGACGAGCAGCATGCCGGGGATACCCAGGCCGGTTGCGGCCTCGACGGCGATCAGCTCCCGGACCGGCTGCCGTAGTAGCGCCTCCGGGTCGAGGGTCCACGTTCCGTCGCCGTACCGCTCATGGTCGTCGGGGTGGAAGGTGAAGCGCAATCTCACGGTCAGCCTTTCGTGATCACGTCGGCGATGTGGTCCACGACCGCCTGCATTTCCCGGGCCATCGCTGGCGCGAGCTGGGCGGCGGGCCGGTCGACGAATCCGCGTCGCACCCGTTGGGCCACCCACGCCCGCCGGCGGCGCCCGAACACCGGATGCCGCACCGTGCCGCGGTTGACCGCCGGGACGTCCCGCTTCTCTCGCTGCCCGTCAGCGAACACCCGGATCTGCACGCTGGCCTGGCCGCGTCGCTCCCGGGTCTGCATACGAACCCGCAGGCTCTTGGACAGCAGCGGCCCGTACCCGGACGGCAACAGCCGCACCGCTGACCGCTGCACCTGCGGCTTGAGGGGCTTCGCCGCCCGCTGGAGGCCGGCGGATAGGTGCCGGGACAAGCCGCGGTCGCCGAGCTGGCGCAGGTTGCGCCGTACGGTCGTCAGGTCACGCCGCCCGGCCTCGACCTGGACGGTGAAACCCACCGCTACTGCTCAGGCGGTGGGGTCCAGCCAAGCGTCACCAGCGCGTCCCGGGTGGCCGGCGGATTCAAAACCTGCGCGTGATCACTGTCGATGCGCGTAACGTCGACAACGCTCAGGTCCAGTTCGATGTCCGAAGGGCGCCCGGCCTTAGCCCGGACAGTAAGGCGCCGTACAGCCCCGGATACGTCGGTGCCGTCGAGTATGACGCGCCCGCCGGTCCGGTCGAGTTCGATCTCAGCACGCATGACCGTGTCTCCTCAGGCGGTGTTGCGGGCGACGCCGTCCGGGTCGGACAGGGGCCACGCCACAGACCGCGTCGCCAGCTCCCCCACGCCGGCACCGAAGGGGTTGATCTGGGACACCAGGTACGCGCCGACGTACTCGGGGTTCGTGGCGCTGATCGCCGCTGACGTTGGGCGTACCCGGATCACCACGACAGTGCGGCGCGCGGCCCAGATCGTGGCGTCCACCGCCGACGCGGCGAAGTCGTCGTTGAAGTTGAGTGTGATGGTGGAGTCTTCGAGGCCGGCGAGCCGCGACCGGGCGGTGTTACCCATCGCCGTGGTCTCGAGCGCTTCGAACTCGATCGGTAGCTGCACGGACGTGATCCAGGCCGACAGGTCCACGGCGTTGACCTCGACGCGGGCATCCACCAGGGCAAACGTGCTCATCCCTCGCCCCCTCTCATTTGATGCCTGCGACGCAGGCGATGGTTGCGGTACCGGTGACCGCGGTGATGCGCAGCCGATACCAGGTGTCGCCGATCGGCCCGGCGACCCGGGTTGCCCAGGTGCCGCCCACCGTCGTGATCGGCCCAAACGTGATCCGTGTTGTCGCCGCGGCGAAGGTGTTGTCGGTGTCGGACTCCAGGGCCGCGGTGACGGTGGTGCCCGGGTCCATGACGTGCAGCACGGCGTACAGGTACTGCCCGACGGGCACCGCGCCGAGGTCGACGGCGGTGCCCGTCGGGCCCGTCGCGTCCACGGTGCTCTTGGTCTTCAGGATGGTGCCGCGGACCGCGCCGACCGCTTGGTTGCCCTTGCTGCTCTGCGCGGTCAGGGAGAACGGCGCCATCTCACCGACCGCACCGAACACCTGGTAGGAGAGGGTGCGCGCCTGGTAGAAGTAGGCCGGGCTGCCCTCCGCGCCGTCGTGTGAGTGGGTGATCACCTGCACCGCACCGCCGAGCGCGGTGAACACGGTCTCGTCCACCGCGTTCGCCGCCTGCCAGAACCCCGCCACCTGCGACGACACATCCTCCAGGCCAGCGTTACGGGACCGGGCGGTGCGCTGACCGGGCGGTGCGTACGTCGTCGCGTCACGCGCCTCGAACTCGATGGGCATCGTGGTTTGGGACAGGTCGGTGGTCATGTCGTATCCGGCGAACCACGTGGTGATGTTGTTCGCCGCGAACGTCGTCACGCTCAGCCCTTCTTGGCCGGTTTCGGGTCGGTGTCGAGCACCCGAATGTGTCCGGCGTAGACAAGCTGCGCGATGCTGGTCTCCACCGGATCCAACTCGACCATCCCGCCCCGCTCGACACTGCGGCCGGTACGCACATCAGTGATGCCCACCGCGCCGAGCACCTCGGCGCGCACGATGTCCGCGCTGATCGCCTCCAGGTAGTGGCGGCGGCAGTGCTCCACCGGGCGTTTACCGGTGCCGACCGCCGGCTGGTGACACGTGCCTGCGATCGGCGTGCACGTTTTGATCTCCATCTACCCTCCTTGGGCGATAACGCGAACGGCGAAGGTGCCGCCGTAGTAGCTGCCGTAGCCGACCTGTTCGAGGCCGTTGGCATCGAAGCTGTCGACGACCAGGTCGTTGACCAGTCCGCCGAGGGTCTTGTCGCCGTCCTCGAGTGCGGCCCGGATGGATTGCGCGCCGGTGGGGCCCGCGTAGCGGGCAAGGTGGTGCTGCCCCTCCTTGTCGAGCTGGGCGGAGGTCAGCACCGGCACCGTGATGAGCAGGATGTAGGTGCCGCGCCTCATGGCCTCTCGGTAGGAGGGCACGGACGGGACGAGGGTGAACGCGCACGGCACCGGCAGCCCGTCGGGGGCGTGTCCGTAGCCGTTGAGCCCGTCGATCGTGTCCAGTCGCTGACCGATCGCGGTCATGATGTCGTCGAGGGAGGCAGCCATGGTCACGCCACCTGCACCGGGTGCCGCTGGTATGGGGCGAGTAGCGCCTCCACGATGGGGTTCGGGCGGGCTCGTACGGCCCCGTACTCGCCGTAGCCGGCGATCCCGAATGCCATCGTGCCGAGCTTGAGCAGGTCGGTTGCCCAGATCGCGGCGGCCTCCTGCACCGGGGACGGCACGGCCGGCCACCCGAACACCCCGTGTACCCGCACCAGCTCCTGTCGCCCTGTCGGGCGGTCCAGCGGGAAGGTATGGCCGCCGACGGCCTTGATAGCGGTGTACGGGCGCTCAGCCGGACGCAGCACGGCGCCCCTGAGTAGCTGGTAGTCGCTCGGCGACCAGATGGTGGTGTAGGTGCCGTCCTCAGCGGTGTCGGTAGCGATACTGGTCACCGACACCAGGTCGTGCACGGACACCGTGTGCAGGGTCGATGCCGAGTAGGTGCGGGTCTCGGTGACGCGGTAGAAGACGCGGTCGCAGTGGTCCTCGATCCACCGGGACACCGCGAGCAGAGCGCCGAGGACCTCGGCGTCGCGGTCGGTTTTGGTGGTGTTGACCCGTGATTTCAGCCGCTCCGGGGTGCAGTAGAGCTGTCCGAGGCTCGTGGATTGCACGGTCCAGGTGCCGGCGGTCACGTCGGACGCGGCGCCGGTGCCGATCCACACGTACGTCCACACACCCGCCGCCGAGCACGGGATGTCCTTGGTGTAGACGCCGGTGCCCGATCGGGTGATCTGCGCGGCGGCGTACGTGTAGGTGGTGGCGGTGCCCGTCGGGTCGGTGATGACCAGGCTGATCGTGGTCGGATCCGTCGGCGTCCCCGACACGGTAAAGGTGTTGCTCACGGTCGCCAACTCGGCGGTGTTGGCGTAGAACAACTCAGCCATCGGCCACCTCCGGTGTCGACGAGTAGAAAGCGGCAACCGTGGACGTGGAGCCGTACGTAGCCGCTGCCGCTGACACGGAGGTGGCGTTGGCGGCCACCGGGTCGGAGGCTGGGCCGAGCAGCGCCGTGTCCGACCAGCCACAGTCGTCCAGGCGCACCGACACGCCCGCGCTGGCGGAGGTTTGGCCGAACCACACCTCCCGGATCGGACCGCCGAGGTTCAGGCCGGTCAGGTCTCCCGAGTCCTGGGTGGTGCTGGTCGAGTCGCCGGCGTAGACCCGCACCCGACCGACGGCGGAGGTGGACCCCGCGGCCGACACTTCCACCCGCCACTGTGTGCCAGCGGAGAGGGCCGTCGACGTCCACACGATCCCGTTCGTGTTGCCGCGCAAGGTCAGCACACCCGCGGCGGTGACCTGCACCCGGAACCGCTGACCAGTCGACCCAGCGTTCATGCCCCGCAGCACGGACACCGCACCCCCGCCGATGGACGCGGGGTCGAGGTAGAAGCGGAAGTGCTGGACGCTGGTGGCGTTGCCGTCGTTGACCGCCCACCCGCGCCGCTGCGGGCCGGTGGTGGCGCCGAGGGTGACAGACATGCACAGCGACCCGTGCGCCGCACCCGTCGACGAGTAGGTGCACGTGCCGCCGGCGGTGTCGGCGGCCAGCGTCCACGCGTCACCGGACCCGCCCCCGGAGTTGCCGGTGGTGACGGTGAGTCCGTCGAGGCCGCCCTCGAAGCTGTTGACGAGGGCCATGGTCTACTTCTGCGCCTTGCGGGCGCGAGGCGTGTCCGCGGGCGGCGCCGTGGTGTCGTCGTCTGTGGCGGTGTCCGCGGGCTTCATCAGCTGCCCGTAGGCCTCGACGTCCTTCTCGGTGATCCTGTCGCCGGCGGCGTAGGCGAGAGTCATCGCGGCGGGGTCGCCGTCGATGACCAGCCTGCCGTCTGCTGTTCGCCATAGCCGCTGGTGGGCGGGCTGTCCTGGTGGCATGGGATCGTTGCTCCTTCGTGCCGTGATGTGGGCGAAAGGCTGGTCAGGTTTGTGTGCCGGCCACGGTCCACGTTGATGTGGTGGTCCCGTTGGTGGCGGTGCAGATGTAGAGCGTCCCGGCGGCAGTGTCGATGGCCAGAGAGCCAATCACGCACTGACCGGCGAAGTCGTTTGCCACCAACGCCCCGGCCTTGGTGAAGGTGTTGGCGGGGATACCGTCGGTCGGGATGCCACGAACCACGGGCATGTGGTTGTCCCTTCGGGTAGGTGGCAGCGGCACCCGCCGGGGGTGCCGCTGCCGGGATCGGGGGTCAGATGTCGGTGACCGTGCAGACCGCTGCCGGCCGGTAGACGATGAACGCCACCCGCACGTCCGCGCGGACTGCTTGCTTACCCTCGACGAAGTACGTGCTGTGCGAGTTGGAGACCTGCACGTCGACACCGCGGCGCGTCGACAGTTCCGTGAACGAGGTGTCGAGGACCAGGCCGGTGTTCTCGGTCTGGGCGTCGGACTCCGCTACCGGCAGCCCCCACAGCCGCGCCGGCCCGGCCTCCGACGGGGAACCCCAGATGTAGATCCCGTCTGCGGTGCGAAGCAGCCGAATGTCCTGCCAGTCGTTGGGGTGCATGATGTGCGCCGAGGGCATCGCCCGGCCGGTGACCCGGATCTTCGTCATCGCCTTGTAGAACGCGTCCGGGGTGGGGTCGCCGCCCTTGGCCTGCGTCTGGATACCGACCACGTTGTTGATGCCGCGCAGGTTTGGTGCGGTGCCGTTACCGACGAGGATTTGCCCGTCGAGGCGCTGCCGCAGCATGAACCGCAGCCGGTTGTCCACGTACCCGCGGGCCTGCTGGACGTCTTCGAGCTGCTCGTCGGTGATCGGCAGGAACGTGGCGATCTTCCGGACCGGGCTGGACTGCTCGGTCAGTTCCAGGGCCGACTCGGCGTAGGCGCCGCCCTCCGCGGCCTCCGCCGCGGCGTTGGTGAACGTCGTCTCCTCCATGTACACCACCGCGGCCTGCCCGGTGGTCGTCTGCGGGATCAGGTCGATGACCTGAACCGGGCGGGTGGCGAACTCGACCACCGTTCCGGTACGCGTCGTTTCCGGCGTCCACCCGGCGGTCGTGGTCATCAGGGTCTTCAGGTCAACGTCGAGGTGCGCCTCAGGGCCGATGTTGCCCTGCTTACCCTTGAACGCCGCCGAGGCGACGAACAGCTCACCGAGGCTCTTGGTGGACCGCGGCTCACCCTGCCCGGTGGTCTTGGTGTCCTCGCCCGGTTCGGCGCCGCGTTCCCTGCTGGCCGCCCACTGGCGGGCGCGCTGCGCCGCCGTCGCGGTACTGCGGTGCTTTTCGACCTCGTGGCCGAGGTCGTCGATCTCCTTGTTCAGGGTCTGGATGTAGTCGACCTTCGCCGCCGAGTCACCGGACAGCGACTTCACCGCCGCCATGTCCAGGTCCGGGCCGGCCTCGGTGAAGATGTCGTGTAGTTCCTTGTTCTTCGCGTCAAGCTTGCCCTGCGCCTCGGTGAGCGCGGGGAACTCCAACAGGTCAGACATTGATGATGCCTCTCGTCCTAGCGATGAGCTGCAACTTCATCCGCCGCAGCTCGTCGTGATGGGTTGCGGTGGGCTCGGCGAGCAGGTACTCGAAGCGTGTGAGCTGTTCGGCGACCTGCTCGACCAGGGCGCGTGAGTCCGCGCCGAGTCCTTTGCCCTTGTGCTGCCGCTTCGCCAGGACGTCCGCGGCGCGGTCGACGAGGGCGGTGACGTCGGCCAGGACCGCCGTCGCCTCGTCGGAGAATGTGAGGCCGGCCTTCACGGCCAGGGTGCGGGTGCCCACCCCGGCGCCGGCCAGCACCGGAGACACCTCACCGGGACCAAGCTGTTCCAGGAACCGCACCTGCCGGCCCTCGAACTCGCCGTAGGAGTGCTTGACCGGGTGCACCGAGTAGGACCATTCCTGCAAGTCGCCCATCTGTTTGACGACCTCGAACGTGTCCCGGCCGTGTGCGGTGTTCATGAAGAACTGCCCGGTCAGGACAGCTTCGGTGCCGGTGGTGCGGACCGTGCCCTTACCGGCCGGCAACGCACCCATCCACGACTGGTGCCCGTAGGCGGAGATCTTCCAGCGGGCGCCGTCCTCGAACGCGCCGGGCAGAGTAACGTCCCCATCGGAATCGACGACATTGAACGTGGAGAACACCGCTTCGACGGTGCCCTTGTCGTCGTTGGTGACTTCCACATCACGCAGCGCCTTGACCTGCATTACTCCTGCCCCTTTCCTGATGGCCCGCGGGTAGCGGCGGCTGCAACTGGACGCTGTACAAGCCGCTGTGCCGGCCGAGAAGACGACCAAGGTCGTCGGTGCGCAGGTACTCGATGGCCGCGTCGGGATCCCACCCGGCATCCACCAGCGCCCGCAACGCCGACGCGCGCGTCTGCTGAATCGACGCCACGTCCTTAGCGTCCTCACGCACGAACGCGGTCTCACGGGTGTCCGGGCGCAGCTCCGCCGACACCGACGGCCGCCGAAACAGCGTCTCCAGACTCGCCGCGGCCTCACCCCACAGATGCCGCAGCGTGCCGTCACCGACGTTGCGCCGCGCCGCCTGGTAGTTCCCGGCGTTCAGCGACGATCCGGACAGGCCCTCGGACAGGCCGACGACCACCGGGTGCACACCCGCCGCCGCCGCGATCCGGGTTTCCCCGCCGCCCTGCACGGCCTTGAAATCGAGCTGTTTCAGGTCGACGCCGCGCATCGTCACATCCGCGCCGCCACCAAAGAAGAACGTCCGGTAGGCGTTACGGGTGCCCTCATGCTGAGCTTTGAACATCTCCACGAACTCGGCAAACTGCTCCGGCGTGACGTCCTTATCAAGACTGACCACCGTGCTCAACGCGGCGCCGTTCTCGAAGAACTTGGTCTTGTGCTCCGTGGCCGCCAGGTCCGCGCCGATCTCCCGCAGCACCGGCGTCAGCCAGGACATGCCACGAAACCGTGCCTGCGGATCCGGCACGGGCGAGTAGTGACACACCTCGCCAGGCGTGAGCAGCACCGGTGACGCTTTGACACTGCCACCGAACCCCGACAGGGCAGGCTCGTAGAGCACGCCGACCACCTGGGCGTCCATCGCGTACGGATCATCCGAGTGCGACCCGATGATCAGCGTCACCCAGTCAGGCCGCATCCGAGTCAGCCGCAGCCCCGGCCCCCGCGCCGCCCGACCAAACCGCCCCTGATCGTCGCACCACGTCACATACGCGTTACCGGCGTAGGTGGCGTCGACCTCCATCCACGCCAACAGATTCGACAACGTGCCTGTCGGCCAGGGCCGGCGCAGCCGCGCCAGATCCGGCGAGTCATACGGCGAGCCGAGCTGTCCATCACCGCCGCGGTCCCGCCACAAGAACTGCACATCGACGAACACCCGCAGACGCGCGTAGCAGCAGGCGAACACAACCCCGTTGCCCTTACCCGCGCCAGCGACGTACCCCTCGAACTCGTGCTCAACGCGTTCCCGATCGGGCGCGGACCCGCCCAGCAGTGCATGCCGCAGCTGCTCCAGCCGCCACAACGGCGGCTGCGACCACGCCTTCAGGTTGTCCGACTGGCGCATCGCCTGGTGCCGGGCCGTCACCCGGTCAAGCATCGAGGCCATCAGTGCGCCTCACTGCCTCGTCGACGGCGCGCTGCCGAGCGCTCCGAGCGTCATCCCAGCCCACACGCACCGCCGCCGCGCACCACGTCACCACCAGCCACAGCGCCGCCGACGCGGCGAACGCCACCCGACCGACACCAACCAGCACGGCGGCGAGCAACGCCAACAGCGTCCGCCCCGCCGGCCAGGCGCGAGCCTGCGCGGTAATCCGATCTACCCGATCCACCGGGGCAACGCTCGTGTACTCCAGCACCGTCACCGGGCCTCCTCCATGTCAGACGGACGCCGCCAGCGGAATCCGCGAAGCCGGCCGATGCACCCGCGGCGTGCAATGCCCAAACAAGGCCAGGCTGACCGCGGCCAGCGGGGTCACATCCACCGCCAAGTCCCGCCGCGCCCACGCCCACGAACCGCCCACATCACGCTTCACCGCGCCCTCAACGGCGTCATCGGCCTCTTTCTGGCCGATGTGCCAGATGTCCCGGGCCTGAACGTCCGGGCCGGCCACCCCGTCGTAGAACAACTGGCAGCCGGTGACCACATCACCCGGTGTGGCGCGGTGCACGGTCAGCCCGGCCGCCTCCGCCTCATCAGCGAGCGCCTTGTCATCAATCACCACCACGGACGGTCGATGCCGCTCCAACTCCTGGAGCCGGGCCACCACCCACCCGGTACCCGGGCGGTAGTCGAGCACCCCATCACGGCCGGTCACCTCGATGTGCCGGCCCCCGAGAGCAGACGTCCCGGCCGCGCCGATCGCGGCCGAGGACCTATCCGGCGGCACGTACACGCCGAACGCCGGCCGCCCGTCGAGCTGCGAGTCCGGGTTACGCCGCGCCAGCCACGCGGCCTCGGAAATGACCTGCCACTTAGGGGCGCCGTCACTGGTCTGACGGGGCCAGATGCCGAGCCGCTCCCGAGCAAAGCCGGCTGGATCGGCCAGCGTCGCGCGACGCTCCCGCAGGACCGTCTCGTGAGTCAGCCCCGAGCCGTTCGCGCGCTGGATGCCAAGAGCCGGATTCGACGCCGCGGCCAACTCCATGTCATCAAGGTCAACATCGTCGACATGATCCAGATCACCAGCGATGCCCCAGTCGCGGTAGCCGAGCGCGGGATCCAGCTCCCAAGACTCATCATCAGCACGTCGAACAGTCGGGTCACCGCGACGCCGTAAAGCGAACATGATCGCACCGGAGTCCCCAGTCAGCGGCGGTGAGCTGGTATAGATGAACTGCGGGTTCGGTCGGGCACTCACCGTGTAGAGCAGCGCGCTGTGCTGCTCCGGTGTGTAGGCGAACGTTTCGTCGATGATGTTCAGGTCACCCGAGAAGCCACGCCCAGAGCCTTTACTACGGGCAATGAACTTGATACGGGCTTCGGTATCAAGACGCTCGAAACCTTCCTCGCCGTTCGTGTTGTTGATTTTGACAACGAACTGCTTCTCACACGGCACGCCGGCCTCATCAACGCCGACTCCATCAACCAGCCACAAATTCTCGTTGTCGCCAACCATCGAGCCGAGAGCCTTGATCAATGCCTTGACTCGGCGGAACGCCTCCATCGCGGTCTTGTACTCGTGCGCCGACCACATAATCAGCTCTTCGCCGAGCAGGAGGAACCCTGTCAGCGCACGGGCTTCGAGAATCGCGCCCTTACCCTGCTGCCGGCACACCCACTCGCAATACTCGAAGCACGTCCATTTACCGTCATCACGGACGGCCAGCGTCAACGTGACCGAGTCGCCCTGCCAGTCATCCAAAGGACGCCCAGCCTTCGTCATCAGGTCAGCAGCTTCCGGCCCGAAGCTGGTCACATAGTCGGGATAGGTCTCAACCCGCGGTTTGAGCGCGCCGAGCGGCAATCCGAGCGGCGAGGTCCGCGACGCCACCGACGCCACCAGCAGCACCTCCCGTGCTCTTCTCCGGCGCGCGACCAGCGCGGCCTGACGTCCGCAGCTCCGGTTTGCGCATTGCCCGCAGCTCCGCCAGCAACGCCTTGAGCGTGGTCTGCTGCTGCCGGGCCTCGGTAAGCACCTTGTCCACGACCACGGTCACCTCACCCGCGTCGTCGACCTCCAACGTCAACCACGCCCGGTCACGGCCGTTCACGATCGCGTCCAACCGGTCCAGCCGGTCCGCGCACCGGCAGATCTCCTCCACCAGCACCACCACCTCAACCGGGTCGCCGTCGCCGACAAGCTGATCCCACATCCGCCGACCACGCGCCCGCAGACGAGGCGCCCGCGGCCCCTCCTGCGCAACAGGCGTTGCGTGCGGCGTTGCCGTCGCACCAGTTGCGTTGCAACCCCGCCCCGGCAGACACAGCGAATGATCACCTGACCTGTGCTTACGCAGCCGGCGGGACCGTTCCGTCGAAGTAGCCACAGCCCCGTCCTGTCAATCACGTTCCGTGCAGGTCAATGGCGCGGGGGGAGAGACGCCTGACGAAAGGCGTTGGGTCAGCAAAGGCAACTGTCCGTGACGACCCCACCCCCGGCCTGCACCCTGGGTCACCACCTACGGGAGTTGACCACCACGTTGTCGGGGTTGCGTTCGCGTCGTGCGCGCATGTGGGCGGTGGCCTGCCCTGCGGACCGGTTGCATCCACGGTGGGCCAGCCCGCGGTAGGTGGTCCGGTCATCGTCGTGGTCCAAGTCCAGCAGCGCGGCCTCCGCCCGCCACATTGGCCGGCCGCACCGGGTACAGGACTGACCGTCACGCAGCTCCGCCAGAGCTTTCGTGCGCGCCTGCTGATGGTCCCAGCCGTAGCCCCGCTGAGTGGTAGTGAGCCCCCGTGCCATTGACAGCCCACCCCCTGATGCGAGCGCCCCCGGTCAGCGGGGGTGCGGGCAGGCCATCCCAGCCTGTGACCTGCCCGCGCCCCTGTGGTCGCGTCCCGGTCCTGGGTACGCGAAAGCCCGGCGCCACTGAGTGGTCGACCGGGCTTTGGGCACACTCCGCCTATGCGGTGAATGTGTGATGACCATGATGGCGTGGTCAGGCGGCTTGCGTCAACTCGCCTTGCTGGCCGCGTGTTGGCCCGCCGCGACCCTCGACGGTGAGGCGGGTGTCCCGCTCGACAGTCGACAGTTCCTGGTGGTCGTACCAGGTGGTGCCGCGTGCTCGTCCGGGTATGTGCCAGGTGGTGACCCGCCCGTGTAGCGGGTCGTTGGGGTCGCGGGAACGTCGGGCCCAGTCACGCACGCGGGCGGCGGTGATGTCGGGGCCGAGGGCGTGGGCGATCTGCGCGGCGGTGCCGTAGCGGTCACGGGTGAGTGGGGTGTCGCCGGGGCAGCGGCCGGCGGGGGTGAGGCGGGAGCGGCAGTGTCGGCAGGTCACGGTGCGCCTCCCGTGACCGTGCCGAGCGGCCAGATGTGCCGTACGCCCTCCACGCCCCCGGGGCATCGGCAGCCGGGGGTGTGCCGGCAGTCGGCGGCGCATACGACGGTACGGGCGGCGGCGGGTCCGACGGTGGTCGCCTCCAGGGAGCGTTGCCGGCAGCCGAGGCAGTCGCCGGGTATACGCATGCGGTAGGGCGGCTGATTGAGCCAGCCGCGGGCCAGGTCGTCCTCGTCGGCGAGGTGAAGGGCGAGCATGCCGAGGGCGCGGGGCGGCAGGGTGAGGCCGGGTAGGGCGTGGAGGACACGCTCCAGCGGGTCGCGCCCGGCCTGGAGCCGATACATGCCGGCGAGCCACGTCAGCCGGCCGTCTAGGCGTTGGATCCGCTGCGCCCACGTCTGGGTGCGCGGTGGGGACCGGTCGGCGGTCAGCGTGGCCACCGGGTCGGCATGGCCGCCGATGGCGTGGATGGTGCCGTGGATGGGGCTACGCAGGATCGGTGCGGCGGCGGTGAGAGTGTCACCTCGGTGCCGGGCCTCGGCGGCAGCGAGCGCGTCGAGGTGCTGTCTGGCGGTGTGGATGGACCAGGCGGCGGCGGTGGCGTGCAGGTGGTGCGGTGTCACGGGGCGACCTTTCGGCGAGGGTCCACAGCAACGACGGGCGTAGGTGGCATGTTGACTACCGCCAGTACGGTGCGATGGGTCCGTGTGGATGGGTGGAGGTGCCGGTGGTCCGACGCGTGACGGCCTCGGTTGTCGGGGTCATCGTGGGCCTGGCGGCCACGTGGCTGATCGTCGTCGCTGTCCAGGGCAGGCCTACGCCGAGCACGGTGTGGGGGCCTCGGCCTCCGACCCCAGCGGCGCACCAGACCGTGCTCGGGGTTGTGTCGTTGATGTGGTCCGCCGGGTGTGAGGGCGGGCAGGTGATCGCCGAGGAGCCGGGTGTCCACGAAGTGGGGATGTGCACCATCGACGGCCACGAGGTGGCGGCGGCGGTTTTTGCCGACGAGGGCGAGCGCGACGAGTGGGTGAGCCATATGGCTGGGATCGGTAGCGTCACGGCCACCGGTAGCAGGTGGGCTGTCGCCGGTGATGAGGCGGCAGGGGTGGAGGCGTTCGCTGCCGCCGTACCGCGCTGATCCCGGCGCCGTTGGGGCGCACTTCTGCTTGCAGGTTTGGAACCAGTCGCGGTGCAGACCGAGCTTGGCGGCGAACTCGTGTAGCTCCTGCACGGTGTCGGCGGTGAGGTGGGACCAGCGTTCGGAATTACGGCCGACGCGGGCTGAGCGACGGAAGTTATCGACGTAGACGGTCATCGGGTCACCGCCCGCAGTTGCTCCTTGGCGGTGTGTGTGGCGCCGGGTTTGCGGCACCAGTCGCATGGCGTGGGCTGGGTCATGACGGTCTCCTCAGGCGGCGGGGGTGGCGGCGATCTGGCCTCGGCTGTGCCGGCGCGGTCGGCGTGGGGTGGCCTGCTCGTCGAGGGTTTGACCCCAGCGGGTGGCGCAGGGCTCGCAGACCTTCAGCCGCCCCCAGTGCTCGTTGCCGACATGCTCGTCGCCTGGTGGCAGGGCGGCGGCGAGGTACCGGTCGCCGGGCCGGATGGTGTTCGCGCAGGGCTCTGCCTGGCAGTCGTGGGCGGTGCGGGCGGTGTGGACGGTGCGGATCTCAGGCATGGCGGCGGGTTCCTCAGGCGGCGGTGGGTTGGGGTTGGCCGTAGCCGGCGGCGTGCAGGAGGGTGGCGGCGTCGGCGAGCAGCATCCGCACGGGCCAGTGCATCCGCAGTGCCGGCTCAACGCCTGTGGCGAGTGCGATGGCCTGATGGGCGGGCATGACGGCCCACCAGCGGCCGGCGTTGGCGGGGCCGATCCCGGCGCGTTGCACGACCAGGACGCCGACGTTGGCGTGGGCGTTGGTGACTTCAACGGCGAGTTCGAGCATCCAGCGGCCGATGGTGAGGTCGGAGGCGGTTCGGGCCGCGTCGCCGCCTTTGATCTCCCAGCAGATGCCGGGGGTGCCGGTGATGTCTCCGGCGTCGTGGGCGCCGCGGAGGCTGCGCCGTTCGGCGTGTGGCCAGCCGTGCGGCTGGAGGTAGCGGACGACGGCGGTTTCGGCTCGGGTGCCGATGTCGCGGGGACGGGTCACGTCTGGTCCTTCCGGCGGATGGCGGGTTGTTGGCGGCGGAGCCGGTTGAGGGCTTCGGCTCGGCGGGCGGCGAGGTCGTCCAGGACGGCTTCGGCGAGGGGTTCGACGGGTTCGGGTTGGCCGTCGCGGACCGGGTTTTTGTTGATCTCCCCCCTCTCGGAGTCACGTTCTGGCCTCCCTAAAGGAAGGCCAGAAAACGTGACTTTCCGAGGGAGGGGCCGCGTGACTTTCTGTGTGGGCTCGCGTGACTTTCTGACCTGCGTAAACTCGCTCGTCGCATCGATGTGTGACTTTCTTCGTGACTTTCGGTCAGACATCGACGCGTGACTTTCTCCGTGACTTTCTTCGGCACCTACCGTGCGCGGGTCGTCACTACTGGTGTTGGTCATCGGTGGCTCCCTCCTCACCCATCCACGACGCCGGAGCCACCGGAAACCACCTGTCCCCATGACCCCGACCGCCCTGCCCCTGAGCCGCAGCGCGCTCGGTCAACACGCCCTGCTTCACCAGCTCACGCAACTTCCGCCGGGCCTTCTCCACCTGCGCCCGACTCGGCTTCTCCGTCGAGAACTGACACCGCGCCGCCTCCATGGCCGACACACCGGTGCCCGCGCACCTACGGGCCAGCGCCACCACGTCGGTGTCCTCGTCGTGGTAGACCTCCGACAACCCGGTCTCCCGGTTGTGGATGACCTTCAACGGGCCGACCTCGTTCATGGGCTGCTTCAGATGCACGAAGTCCACAACCGGGTCGCCCGGCTCACCCCACAGCAGCACCACCGACCCGGCGCCCGAGGTGAGCCACGTCGACCCGTAGATACCGTTGATGTTGTTCGGCTTGCCGCCGTCGATGCCGTTCTTCACGGTGTGATGCAGCTCCACCAGCTGCACACCCTCCGCGAGGGCAAGCTGCCGAGCCCGGTTGTAGCCGGCCCCGACCTCGTCCTTGGACAGACCAACCGTGGCGTCTTTCAGACTGTCGACGAACACCACATCCGCGTCGTGCTGCCGGGCCAGCCGCAGCAGCACCTCCGGGTCAGCGGCGAAGTCAGCCGGCGGGGGCCCCGACCAGAACCGCAGCATCTCGGCCAGGTAGCGGCGCCCCACCTCCTGCTCGGCGCCGACGAACATGCGGGCGAGGCTGCGGCGGGCCTGCTCGGGCCGGTCCATGGCCAGGTACAGCACCCGCCGGTCGCACGGCGTGACGGGGTAGCCGAGCACATCACCGCTGATTCCGACGGCCGCGCGTAGCAGCTGCCCGGCGACGGTGGTCTTCCCGACCCCCTGCGGCCCGGCGACCATCAACGCCTCACCGCGCGCCCACAGGATGTCCTCACCCTCACCCCACAGCGCGGGAGGCGTTGCCGGCAGGTCGAGCAGGAAACTCGCGCCATCGTGCACGCGGGCGACGTCGTCGGCGTGGGCCTTGTCCAGAGCGGCCTGCTCCTCGCGGGCCCGCTGCTCGGCGAGCTGGCGCGCCCGAAGCCGCAGATACTCCCGGTCGGCCTCCTCGGTCAGGCGCTGCTTCTCGCGGGCGGCGCGGACCTGGGCGCGGGCCTCGTCCTCCTGCCGCTGCCACGCCTCATGCTCCGGTGTGCCCGCATCGAACGGGTTCGGCACTCGTGGGGCCTCCACGTCCATGCCTTCCCACAGATCCACGGTCACGCGGCCACCTCGAGGTGCCGGACCGGACGGCCGGTCTCCCAGTCCACCGGCCCGCCCGGGTGGACGCGGTAGGGGCGGCCGTCGCGTGCGGCGCGGGCGCGGGCGGCGGCGTCCATGTCGGCCAGCTCGGCGGCGACACGCTGCTCGTAGGTCGCTCTCAGGTGCGCCCGGTCGTCCCAGTTGCAGACCATCCGGGCCACCTGCTCGTCGACGGCGGCGGTCTGCCCGGCGAGGTAGGCCAAATGCAGCAGGTAGGCGACCTCACCGCGGCTGTATGTGCGGCGTGTGGGGTCCTGCATGGCGTCGCAGACGTTGAGGGTGTCGGCGGCGGCCGGGGTGGTGCTGCTCATTCAGGTCCCCCAGGGGTTGATCGTGTGCGTGTCGGGTTGTGGTGCCCCGTCGCGCGCTCGATACGCGGTGCCGGCCTGTCCGGGCGGGGCGGGGGTGGGGGTGGGGGTGGGCTAGAAGGGCGCTTCGTCGGTGCGGGTGATGGCGGTGCCGCCGGTGGTCCACGGGTCGTCGGCCGCCCCACCCGAAGGAGCGTTGCCGCTGCTGGCCCGGCTGAGTTTCTTCACGTGGGCGGCGGCGAACTTCAGGGTCGGGCCGATGCCGTCGACCATCAGTTCCACCACGGAGCGTTTGTCGCCGTCCTTGGTCTCGTACCGGCGGGTCTTGAGCCGGCCCGTGACGACGACCTCCAGGCCGCGGGTGAGGGACTCGGCGACGTTCTCGGCTTCCTGCCGGAACACGGAGCCGTCAACGAAGAAGGTGTCGCCGTCGACCCACTGCCCGTTCTCGTCCTTTTTGCGGCTGTTGAAGGCCAGGCGGACCTTGCAGACCGCCACACCGGACGGGCTGTAGCGCAACTCGGGATCGTCGGTGAGACGGGCAACGCCGGTGATGGTGGGCAGGCTCACGGTTGTCCTTTCTGGTCGGTGTGGCATGGGCATTCGCAGCCGGACGCGACGCAGCGGCGATGCCGCCGGCCGTAGCAGGAGGGCGCGAGCAGCAGCCGTCGGGCGTCGCCGGCGAGCCGGCGAACCTCAGGCCGGGTGACCCGGTCCGACCGGGCGGCCCGGACGGTGTCGGCGTAGCCGCAGTTGAGGCACCGCTGCTCGTCGGTGAACCCGTCGGAGTTGACGTGGAGGGCTTTGCCGCAGCGGGGACACCGCAGCCGCGCCGACGCTGCGCTGATGGTGGCCATCAGGTGGCGGCTTTCGGTTTGCGGGCGTTTCCCAGGCGGGCCAGCAACGCGCCGAGAGTGGTGGGCTCGCCGTCCTCGTCGGCTACCGCGGCGCCGAGTCTGCCGCGGCCGTCTTCGGCCTTGTACAGGGCGCCCAGTTCGTCGAACCCGGTAGCCGGGTCGAGAGCCTGACGGCGCACCTCCATGACGCTCATCCCCGGGTCGGCGCCGTCGGTGAGCCAGTCGAGGACCTGCTTGCCGAACCCGGCGTCAGGTTCACGGATGACCGCCTTAGCCAGCGGCTTGCACCGGGACTTGGCCACGACGAGGGTGTTGTCCAGGTCGAGGTCACCGACAATGTCGAACTCGTACTCGATGCCGTCGCGTTGCTCCGGCTTGGTACCGATCTTGCGGGGGATCTTCTTACCCCGGTCGTTCTCCTCAACCACGTACTCGGTTTTGGTGCGCATGGTGACCACGACGTGGCCCGGGTAGGCGAGCAGAGCGTCGACCATCTGCCGCTCCATCGGCCGGGCCTCTTTCCACCCGGCGAACGTGTTACCGCCACCGGAGCGCTTCGCGGCGGCGTCGACCTGCTCCAGCATTCCGCCGACACCCATCCAGAAGTGGGAAAGGCTGTCGACAACCACGGCGTCGTAGCCGGCTTCCCCCGCCGCGGCGAGAGCCCGAACGAGTTGCCGCGGGTCATAGGTGTGCATGTGCAGGGTGTCGAAGGCGAACTCGTCGGCGTACTTGGAGGCGCTGCCACGCTCGGTGTCGATGACGGCGACACGCTCACCCAACGCAGTAGCGGTGATCAAACTGGTGTAGGTTTTGCCGCTGCCGGACGGGCCAGCAAAGGCGATCCGGGCCTTGGCCTGACTCTTGGTGGCCGGGGCGAAGGTAAAGTTCACGCGGTTCTCACCTCTCGGTATGACTGCGGGCGCTTGGACTGAGATCGATACGGGCGCAACCGGGGCACTGCTCGCAGCTCCCGTCCGCCGGGCTCACACCCGGGATGCCGGTCAAACACGCCGGGCTCCCCACCAGGCCCGGCCGTGGCGGCGGGATGCACCGGCCACCGGCACCCGCCAGCACACGGCCGCCCGCCGGTGATCGCGGCCTGGGTCGCGGCGGCGACATCCGCCCACCGCCCGGCCCTCACCGCGGCCTCGCCGTCGGGTAGCGGTGCCGCCAGACGGTCCGTACTCGCGACACCCGGGGCAGATCCCCCGGCGTGCGCCGGTGCCGGCCAGCCGCCCGGACCTCGGCCTGGCCCGGCCGGGGCAGGGGCAGGGCGCGCGGGGCAGGTAGCCAGCCCCGCCAGATGGTCGGGATCACCGCCCCGCCCCCTCACGGCCGGCGAGCCGCTCCCGCGCAGCCACCAAGCCCATCCGCAGCCGCTGGGAGGTGCTGATCGCCTGGTCCCGGGCGGCGTAAGCCTGCCGCAGGCCGGCGGACAGACGTTGAGACAGGCCCCGCCACTGGCCAAGCTGCCGGCCACGCCGGGCGCGGCCGAGCTGCCGGGTACGCCGCTCATAGGCGGCCGTGGCGATGTCCAGCTCGTCTTCGAGGCGGGCCCGCTCACGATCGGCCGCGTCGAGGGCGGCGCCCAGCTCCCGCACGATGTCGTCAGTGGTCATCACAGGTTCGCGCCCCGCAGGTTCGCGCTCCACAGGTTCGTGCCCTTCAGGTGCGCGCCCCGCAGGTTCGCGTTCTCCAGGTTCGTGTTCTGAAGGTTCGCGCTCCACAGGTTCGCGTTCCGCAGGTTCGCGCTCCACAGGTTCGCGCCCTGAAGGTTCGCGTTCTCCAGGTCCGCACTCCGCAGGTTCGCGCCCCGCAGGTTCGCGCTCCACAGGTTCGCGCCCTGAAGGTTCGCGCCCTGAAGGTCCGCGCCCCACAGGTTCGCGCCCTGAAGGTCCGCACTCCGCAGGTTCGTGTTCTGAAGGTTCGCGTTGCGCCCGTGTTCGCGGACCAGACGCGCGCCGTCCACGAGGTCCATGACACACGCCCGGCGCAGCCGCCACTTATCCTTACTAGAGTCGGAGAGCAGGTCAACGGTCGACCAGGCACACAGCAGCAGGGTCACTGCCGGCACACTGGCGGACGCCATAGCGGCCCACGTCCGCGCCAGACAGATACCGTCTCCGACCTCAGTCGGGCACTCACCGGTGTTGTCGACGTCGATCGGCCCCGGCGCCTCGGCCCAGTTACCCGGATACGGCCACCGGTAGCCGTCCCGTGAGCGCAGATCAGGGTGGACGGTGCAAATCCCCCACCGGTCGCAGCCGGCAGGCAGAACGCGGTCGGCAGTCAGGACATCAAGCAAGCTCTTCACGTCAGGCTCCAGATCAGCAGGGCGGCCACGATGTAGATGGCGGCACCGAGAGGCACCCCGACCAGCAGGGCAGAGACGATCCGCACGGTGTCCGCGTGCGGCGCGGCAGCGTGCCGGGCACCCTCCACCGCCGGACACGCCGGGCCATGGGTCCGGCCGGGAACGGTCAGGCAGCCGGGGCACACCCCGGGGCCGGAGTGGGTCTGCTCGTGACGTGCCATGTCAGACCACCTCCCGCAGAGCCGGATCAGTCAGCGGCACCAGGCCGGGGCAGTGCGGCGGCAACGTCACCGGCTCCATGTAGGCCTCCGGCGGCGGGTACTCGCCTCGGGCGACCCCCCGCCAGTAGGTGCACACCTCGCCGTCGTGGGGCTCCCCGGGCAGGTGCCCACACAGCGGGTCCTCGACGGTGATCGGCTCGGCGGCGGCGTCGGCCATGAGCGGCCACGTGGTCTTGGCCGGCTGGCCGGCGTGCCACTCGGCGTGCCGCAGCACCACCGCGTCCACCGGGTCGGCGGGGTCCAGGGCGCTCATGCCGTCACCGTCCGGGCATGCTCGGCGGCGGCCCGCAGACCAGCAACCACCTCCTGCTGGCTGTGGGTGTCACTCCACATGGAGATGGCCACCCCCCAGCCACCCCCCAGCCAACGGCGCAGCGCCCGCTCGGCGGCGAGGTACGCCTCCTCCTGATCGACAGGGGTGATGATGTCCGGATCCGGTGGCGTGGCGCGGCCGAGAGTCACCAGGCACAGCGCCCCCAGCGCGCACACCCGGCCGTGCTCGTCGGTGTAGTCGTCCACGCATTTACCACGCCGGTCCATGACGTCGGCGGCGGCGGCGAGGACATCGGCGGCCGACGCGTGCGGCGGCAGCACCGTCGAGGCGCTCACCGGGCACCGCCCTCGGCGAGCTGGGCGCGCAGCGCCGCCACCTCGGCCCGCAGCGCCGCCGTCTCCGCGTCCTCCGGCGCGGGAATCCGGGTCCACGCGGTGACGCCCAGCGCGCCGACCGTGACATTCGCCCGGCACTCCCAGACGGACGACACCGACACATCTACCGGCGTCCCGCCGAGGGCAGACGCGATAGCGTTCACCACAGGACGGCGTTCCCCGCTACCCCGCTCCATGAACGGCCCGACATGCAGGTACAGGCTCGCGCTCACCTCGGGGGCCGGCGTGCCGGCGAGAGAGGCCACCCGGTCAGCCACCGCACGCAGGTCGGCAGCGAGGGCCAGCCAGTAGTCCGGCTCGGCCAGCGGCGCCGGCCAGCCATCCCAGTCGAGGACGGTGACAGTTTCATCGACGTTGAACGGTTCCTCACCGGCGATGCCATCCATCGTGACCAGGACAGTCCCGTCCTCGTCACGGCGGACACGTGACACGGTCAAGGGCTCGCCCTCGTAGAGGACGGTCGCGCCGGCGGTCAGGTCACCGGCCCTGACGTCCCAGGTCAGCAGCTCGGCGGCGAAGCCGGGGCGGTCGGTACCATCGGTGTCCATCTGCACTTGCTTCTCCTTCTGGCGGTTGGTTGGTGCGGATGTCGAGCCCCTCAGCCGATCTGCGGTCGGCGGGGGGCTCACTTACTGCTTGGCGCGCGCCTCGTCGATGAGGTCGAACAGGTGCTGTCGCTGCCACTCCTGCGATTCGGCGTCGGTGGCCACACGCCACTCCATGCCCGGACTCGGGTCCGAGGCCGGCGGCACCGGTGGCGCGGTGAGACCCACGGCGACCAGCGCCAGACCGGCCGCGATCTGGGCGACCGCGCGGGCCAGCAGAGCGGCGGCGGTCACTGGATCAGCGCCGTCTGCTCATGCGTCCGCAACGGCTGCGTACCGCCAAGCCGGCGGTGCAGCAGATGCAGACCCTTCGTGGTGACCCGCACCTGAGGCGTATCGAGCACCAGCTCACCGGTACGCGGGTGGTAGTGCGAGGCGGGCAGCTCAGACAGCCAGCCCGACTCGATCGCCCGCTGGTACGGCCGCCAACGGCCGTCCCCGCGCTGCCGATAGATCCACTGCTGCTCGCCGAGGACCGTGAACAGCCGCCGCTCCCCCACGTTCAGGTTGGGATCGCGCGACAGGACCTTCGCCGCGTCCCGCACAGACCAGTCACCGTCGGCCGCCGCGAGAACATCCCACGACTGGGCCTTCGGCGCGGCCTCCGCCAACTCGGCGGCCTGCGCGTCAAGCTGCCGGGCCTGATCCGCGGCAAGCTGCAACGCATCCGCGTACGACTGCGGCACCGCCGGCACCGACTCGTACCGGCCCGTCGCCCGAATCGCGGGCAACACGTCGTGGGTCACCCAGCGCTTGAATGCCTTCGCCTCCGGCTTGCGACTACGGAGGATCAGTGAGTACAGCCCGGCCTCGCTGACGACGTTCGTCATGAGCACCCGGCCCGACCCGTCATCAGTAGTGACGGGTGCCTGCCGCACCTCGTCGTCGTCGAGGTAGCTCACCGCTTGGCGCGGGTTGCCGATCTCCAGTGCCCTACACACGTCGACAGCGACGAACCACGGATCGCCGCCAACCGTGACCGTCCGCAACGGCAGGTCACCGAATTCAAAGGTCGCGACGCGGCCGGGGCCGGTGGTGCCGCCACCGCTTCCGTTGCCTCCTCCGGGCTGGCCAGGCGGATGGGTCATGCCGCCGCCTTGCGCCGCTGTTTGAGGCTACGGGCCTGAGCCAGTTTGGCGTCGATGTACTCATCGATGGAGGCGGCTTCGATCATCCGGCGCCGGCCAATCTTGCAGGAGCGCAGCTCACCGCGCTTCACCATGAGGCCGATCTGCCGATAGGTGAGCTTGCCGAGTAGGTACTGCGTCGTCTCGACCGACACCAGCCGGGGCTCACCCACGTCTTCACGTGTGATGGACTCGGAGGGAGTTTCTTCATGCATGAAGACACCGTAGCCCATCTGCGTGCATGAAGAAGCTCATACGTTCGGTTGATTCTCCTCACGGTCCGCCTGGCCTACCGTTGGACCATGGCGTACTCGTATTCGTATGTGTTCCGAAGGTCGGTCGCGCGCGGCCGACCGCGTCGACGTACATGGAGAATGCGTCACGAGCAGGGAATCGTCTCCACGCGTGAGCCGTATGTTGGACCCATGGCCCCACCGGTTGAGGTGCGTAGAGACGCCTTCGCGAAGTGGGTCCGACGCGTCCTGGCGCAAGCCAAGGACGTTCGCGGTCTGGGTGTAGTCGACATCGCCAAGATGGCCGGTATCGGCAACCCCACGATCTACCGGTGGGCCAAGGGCGACGGCAAGGACCTGCCGAACCCAGAGCAGGTACTGGCGTTCTGCGACGCACTCGACATCCCGTCGGCCGCCGCGTTCACTATTTTGTGGCCCGGCAAGAGCGAGCTACGCGCCCAGCCAGAACCGATCCCGATGGACGCCGACCTACAAATGCTCATGCGCAAACTCAGCGATCCAAACGTGAGCGAGTTCGAGCGCGAGTTCATCCGCGAGACACTCCGCCAACTCGCGGACCGCCCGATCCAGCGCGAGCGGCCACTGAAGCGCACCCGACGACGCGGCGCCGCCAGCTAACTCGAAGGACACATCATGCCCAGCAAGGCTGGGCGTCCGGGGTTCTCGCATCGTGGCATTTCTGTCACCTGGAGCGACCAACGAAAGCGCTACGAGGGAAAGGTGACCGTCGGTAAACGCGCCGACGGCAGCTACGACCGCAAAAGCGTGTACGGGAAGACCCCTGACGCCATCAAGGCAGATATCCGGAAGCTACAGGAAAAGGCCGACAAGAAGATCCCTATTGCAGCGGGCCGGACGCCGACTGTCCGAAAGTGGTTCACCGAATGGCTAACCAATCTACATTCGACGCTGGAAAGGCCACTCGCCCCCCGCACCGTAGATGCGTACCTGTCGGCCTGCACAACGTGGATCTTTCCAGCAATCGGCGATGTTGCTATCGACGAGCTAACTGCGGCGAACCTTGACGCCTTGTATACGAAGATGCGGCCCCACGTCGCCCCAACGTATCTACTCAAGGTTCATGCGATCATTCGCCGTGGCTTGAAGATCGCAATGGCGCGTGACCTGGTGCACCGAAACGTCGCTGCGATTCGCGGGAACCCTGGCAGCACGAAGGGACGCAGAAGGAAGCCCTTGACTGTCGAGCAGGCTCGTAGCCTGATTGCTGCGATCGAACGTCGGCCGACCGCATTGCGATGGAAAGTAGGTCTCTCAATCGGACCCCGACAAGGCGAAGCGTTGGGGCTTACGTGGCCGTGCGTTGACATGGACGCGGGCGCGATTGCGAAGGACTGGCAGTTGCAGCGGCTAAAATGGCAACACGGTTGCCCAGACCCGATGAAATGCGCAGCTCAGTTTTGCCGACGCGAAAATTGCCAGCCGAGCTGGGCGCACGGGTGCACCGACCCGCAACGCTGCTATCAGCAGCCGTTCCGATGTCCAGAGCGGACACCGGGTGACCGATGCCCCCGGCATCACCGCCCATGCCCGGAGCCATGCCCGCCCGGATGCACCCGGCATGCCGCCCGATGTCCCCAACGCAGAAACGGAGGACTGAGGCTGACTCGGCCGAAGACGTGGTTGGCCTCCGACGACGACGAGGTGGCCACCGACCTAGTGGTGCTGCCAACGACTCTCGCGGCGGAACTGCGCGAGCACGCGTGGCGGCAGGGCACGCTCAAAGAGAGCTTGGGCAGGGAGTACAGGGACGAAGGTTTGGTGTTCTGCCAGCCCAACGGGCGACCTATCGACCCTCGCGCCGACCTGGCCGACTGGTACCAGATCCTCGCCGAGGCCGGACTGCCGCGCGCCGGGTCGCACGTGGCTCGGCACACAGCAGCAACCATGCTGCTGGACTCCGGGCTAGACATCTCCGCCGTCCAGCAGGCCATGGGCTGGCGAGACATTCGGACCGCCCGTCGGTACGCGGCACCGAGTCTCGGTCAGGCAAGACGCGCCGCGGAGGCAGCGGAGGCGGCGCTATTTCGCCCCGTGTCCGATCTTGCCGAGCATCGGGCTCGGAAGAGCGCCGGGTAGCTGTGTCCTCAGATTTGTCCTCAGATAGTGATCATACGATGCATTTGATCACTATGACTCGACCCTAGACACGGCGAAGGGCCTGGTCAGCGGTGTGACCAGGCCCTTCGTCATGCCGAGCCGCCTGACGGAATCGAACCGTCGACCTACGCATTACGAG